GGATTTTCCATTACTCCCGACCTCAGACCACCCTCCATGAGGCTGTACGGCTATGGTCACAGGTGGCACGAGGTGAGCTTGAAGGCACTGGGTCCTCTCAAGGAAGGCGTCAAGATCATACGACGTCCTTCCCATGTACCAGATGCAACATATCGCCCACCTGTGCAGACATCCATGGGAATGCATGTCCCTGGAGCTTGTTTGCCTAAGTGCGACCCAAGTGATTGTGAGAGCTTGATAGCTGGAGTGGGGAAGAGATTTGCGTCGGCGCCGCCGTCGGCTGATCCGGATTTAATCGGTGTAAAGCGCAAGCGAAAGCGCCTTCCGCACATGACGTTGAAGCAGTTCACGCGCCATGTATTGCGGACCGAGTTTGCCGGCAAGCAGCTGCCCGCTGACGTGGATCTTAGTTTTGAAACTTGGCTTGGTAACTCAAATTATCCGGAGTGGAGGAAGGCGGAGCTCCGGGAATTCAAGCAGTTCATTACGACGTTTGGCAGTGAGGATGAAGACATGTTTTGTGCACTTTTTGGTAAAGACGAGACTTACGATGAGTTTAAGTACCAGAGATTGATCAACGCACGTTCTGACTTTGCCAAATGCTATTTTGGCCCGTTTGTGAAGCAAGTGGAGAACGTGTTGTACACGCACCGAGCTTTCATAAAACACGTGCCGGTGGAAGACCGCCCGCGGTACATTTTTGATTTACTGCATGTCGAGGGCGCTCGTTATTCAGCCACCGATTATAGCTCCTTTGAAGCCATGTTCACTTATGATCTCATTTTGGCAATTGAGTTCTGTTTGTGGGAATTCTTTGGAGAGCACGTGCCGGGCCAGGAGGAGAGGCTTGGTTTCTTTCGAAAGGCTGCCAAGTCGAACACATGTAAAAATAAGATGTTCACAGTTCATCTGCCTGGCACTCGTATGTCAGGCGATATGTGGACTTCGCTAGCCAACGGCTTCGCGAATTGGATACTTATGAGGTATGTCCTAGAGGTTCTCAATGGGTGTACTGAAGTAGAGGGTGTGGTGGAAGGAGATGACGGGCTCTTCAGATGGAAGGGCCCCGATCCAACCCCTGAGCAATTCGCGCGGCTGGGATTGACCATTAAGATGGAAATTCACGACACCATTGAGAGGGCGTCGTTTTGCGGCAATGTGTTTGATTCTGAAGAGCTTATCAATGTGACCGATCCCGCTAAAGTTCTTTGCGGGTTCTCGTGGTCTGGCAGAAGTTATGCAACTTCTTCTGACAAGACCCTAATGGCCCTCCTGCGGTCTAAATCGATGTCGTACGCGCATGAGTATGCTGGCTGTCCCATTGTGAGCTCTCTGGCTCTTTGGGGCCTGCGAGTGACGCGTGGATACTCGATTCGCAAAATAGTTGATGGGAGGTCGATTTGCAATTACGAGCGTGAGCTTTTGATTCGATCCGAGCAGTTTTGCAGGGGCAACCCCGCAATTCATAGGAAACCAGGTCCCAAAACCAGGCTCCTTGTGGAAGAATTATACAAGATCCCTGTGCCAACGCAGATTGCGATCGAAGAATGGATAGACGCCCAGAGCGGCCTACAGCCAATTGACCATCCCTTGGTCATTGGCTTAATGAGGCCGGAGTGGTCGGAGTACTTTAGTCGTTTTGTGCTCCCGGGTGACCGTCGTGACCCGTATCTGTTCTACCCTCCACTGCATGTTACCTCCACACCATGCATGCAGTAGCCCTACCACGACACGGCGCCACGCGGGGCGCAAACGGAGTTCGAAGTGTTGG